CTATGTTTGCTTATCATTGTAATGATGATATGAAAAATGGTTTTTATGTTGAAATTGGTGCAGGACACCCTATAGAAAGTAATAACACATACTGGTTAGAAAAAGAACACGGATGGCAGGGAGTATCATTAGATGCAGGGCCAGATTGCGTAAAAGCCTACAATGAAATTAGATCTAATAAGTGCATTTTAGGGGACGGCATTGATTTTGATTGGGATCAGTATTTTAAAGAAAATAATGTTAAAAATAGAATAGAATATTTATCTATAGATATCGATCAGGATTCGGGATATTTTGCTAATTATCATGCATTGTTAAATTTGCCATTAACTAGATATAGATTTAATGTAATTTCTATAGAACATGCTGGGTATGTTATTCAAAATGAAAAAGTAATGAATATGCAAAGAGATTTGCTTTTATCGCTAGGATACAATTTGTTATATAGAGATAATGGAGATGATATTTGGGTAGACCAAGAGTTAAATTCGCACAATGGATACGATTTAATTGCAGCATGGCATTTAGAATTTTAATTAAACAATAAGAAAGGCAATTATGCATAATCAAACTAATGAAGAAGCTTTTATTCTAAATATATTAGATAATAAAAGAAATGGATTTTACGTAGAACTAGGCGGTGCTGACCCTAGTATTGGAAACAATACTTATATGCTTGAAAAGGATTACGACTGGAAAGGAGTAACTTTTGAGCTAAATGATGAATTAAGAAATAAATTTAAAGCAGAAAGATCTAATCCTTGTTTTGGAGATGCATTAGATTTCAATTATGCAAAATATTTTGAAGAAAATAATTTTCCTAAACAAATAGATTATTTGCAAGTAGATATAGATTCGGGGTATGATGAAGCAGGAAGACCTTGCGGAAGCGCATATACATCCCTGCATGGATTAATTTCTATTCCACTTACTCAATATAGATTTAGTGTAATTACCTTTGAGCATGATGCAAATATGTACTGGAGAAATATAGACATTAGAAATGTGCAAAGAGAAATCCTAGATTCGCTTGGATATGCTCTTGTAGTTAGAACAATTTATGAGGATTGGTGGGTTGATCCAACTGTTTTCCATCATGAAAAATTTAGAAAATTCTATAAATGGGATCAGCTGTGAAATTATATCAAAGTAAAGAATGGTTATTTAGAAAATATGCCGTTCAAAGAAAAAATATTGTTGAGATTGCCAAAGAGGCGGGAACTTCAACAATGACAATACAAAGATATTTAGAGAAATTTGGGTTAATAAAAAAGCGATGACACTAAAGCCAGTATTTAATGATACTAAATATTTTGTTTGCAACGATTTATATTTAAGATCTATGGATGCTCCTTCAGGCAAAAAAATATTTGATGCCTGCCATGAGGTAGCTCAAATGTTAATTGAAAAGAATGTATCATATGGAGATTCAGCCCTCAACCCAATTAGATTATTTTCAGGGGCGGATTCACAAGAGCAACTAAAAGTACGCATAGATGATAAATTAAATAGAATTAAAAATGCTCAAGGATTTGCTGGAGATAATGATATAGACGATTTGATAGGTTATTTAATTTTACTCAAAATAGCCAAATCTAGTTGATTTTTTAGTCAACTAGGAATATAATGTCTATATATGGAAATTGAATTAGCTGAACGCAATGAGCGTATTAATAAGGTTGTAGAGGAACTATTAAAAGGTAGTAATCCTACCCAGATTGCCGCTGTGACGGGCTATAAACGTGCAGATGTCATAGAGTATATAGATGAGTGGAAAGGCATCGTTAGAAACGATACTGCGGCTCGTGAGAGGGCTAAGGAAGCCGTAGCTGGAGCAGATCATCATTATGCATTATTAATAAACGAGGCCTGGAAGACCGTAGAGGCTGCCGATGGTCAGGGTCAATTAAATGTAAAAGCAACAGCTTTAAAACTTATTGCAGATATTGAAACTAAAAGAATTGGAATGCTTCAGCAAGTCGGACTTTTGGATAATGCTGAAATGGCTACACAGTTGGCGGAAACTGAAAGGAAGCAAGATATTCTTGTGGGAATCCTTAAAGAGGTAACTGCAACTTGTCCTAAATGTAAATTAGAAGTAGCAAAAAGATTATCTCAAATAACTGGAATTGTTGAGCCAGTTATTATTAAAGAAGAGGAATCTGGTGCATTGTGATCATGTCTATAAAAATACAGGAACCGATATTTGCAGTTCCTGTGGCAGAGACACACACGAAATAGACTGGGCTTTACTTAGGAAACAAAGAAAAGCATACAGAGAAGAGCATGGACTTTTTTATACAACTAATGAATGGTGGTCAATTTAATGAATTTAAATTTTGACGACTTTATAGATTTACTTGACGGAGAAGAATTTGATGAGCGTCCAGTAGATTTAAAAACATTTATTTATGATAAAAATTTTTGCGGCCTTCCAACTCTTTCAGATCAACAAATAACTTTAATTGAAAAATCATCTCAGATATATAAAGAGCCAACCCTTATAAAATTATACGGGGAAGAAGAGGGTAAAAGATTATTTAAAGGAACTGTAAATGAAATTATTGCACAATTGGGCAAGGGTTCTGGGAAAGATTTTTGCTCTACGATTGCGGTAGCCTATCAAGTATATTTGCTTCTTTGTCTAAAAGATCCAGCCAGATATTTTGGTAAGCCAGCGGGAGATACTATTGATATTATTAACGTGGCTATCAATGCTCAACAAGCTAATAATGTTTTCTTTAAAGGATTTAAAACTCGTATTGAGACTTGCCCGTGGTTTGCTGGAAAATTTGATCCTAAAGCATCTGAAATTAAATTTGATAAAAATGTAACAGTTTATTCTGGACACTCAGAGCGTGAAGCGTGGGAAGGATATAACGTCATTACAGTAATTCTAGATGAAATTTCAGGATTTGCTATTGAAAATACTACAGGACATGATCAAGCAAAAACAGCTGATGCTTTATATGATATGTATAGCAACTCTGTAATTTCTCGTTTTCCAGACGTAGGTAAAATTATTCTTCTTTCATTTCCTCGTTTTAAGAATGATCCAATTCAAAAATTTTATAATAATGCAGTTGCAGAAAAAGAAACAATTCTCATGAGTCATACTATAAAAATGGATCCAGACTTGCCAGACGGAACTGTTGGAAATGAGATAGTAATTGATTGGGAGCAAGATCATATTATTTCATATAAAATGCCAAAAACTTATGCAATTAAACGAGCTTCTTGGGAAGTTAATCCAACAAAAAGAATTGAAGATTACAGTAAACCATTTTATACAAATCTTCCAGATGCCTTGGGTCGTTTTGCATGCATGCCTTCAGAAATGATTGATGCATTTTTTAAATCTCGTGAAAAAGTTGAAAAAGCATTTTCAAAAACTTATTTTGCTGTAGATAAATTTGGCAGATTAGAAGAATGGTTTAAACCAGAACCAGATAAGAAGTATTTTATACACGTAGACTTAGCGCAAAAACATGACCACTGCGCTGTAACTATGGCACACGTAGATAGATGGGTTAATGTTAAAGTAACTAATGAATATTCGCAACCAGCACCGATAGTTGTTGTAGATTCTGTTAGGTATTGGACTCCAACTCCAGACAAATCTGTAGATTTTACAGAAGTTAAAGACCACATTTTGGCATTAAAAACAAGAGGATTTAATATTGGTTTATGTACATTTGACCGTTGGAATTCTCATGACATGATGCAACAATTAAAGCAGTACGGTATTAATACAGAAACATTATCGGTTGCTAAAAAACATTATGACGACATGGCAATGGTAGTTTTGGAAGAAAGATTGTCTGGACCACATTTACCTTTATTAATAGATGAATTATTGCAGCTTAAGATTATTAAAGATAAAGTCGATCACCCTAGAAAAGGTTCAAAAGACCTTGCGGATGCAACTTGCGGAGCTATATTTAATGCAATTAGTTTGACTCCGCCAGATATTAGTCGTGAAATAGATATTCATACTTATGATGCTATGGGGCTGGAAGAATCAAAACCAGGAGATGAGGTAATTAATATGATTAAAGCTCCAGTAATGCCTAAAGATTTAGAAGACACAATAGGAAGAATGATGACGATATGAGCGAATACCAATTAAAAGCAAAAGACTGTAAATGTTGTGGAAAACACGTTCCACTTCCAATAGTTTTAAAAATTTATAATGAAATAACTTTATGTCCTACTACTTATGAGAATGTTATTGAGTATAAAAGGATCTGGGAAGCAGCTGGACGTAGGCCAACTGGTAACATAAGAAAACATTTTTCAGAATATGTTCAACAAATAGTAGAAAATACTATTGACAAAACTAAATAATAAAATATACAATGTACCAACTAGGCAACAGTAGCCAAGTTGGTCAAGGCCCCGAACTCATAATTCGGTTATCGTAGGTTCAAGTCCTACCTGTTGCACAAAGGAGAAGCAATGGACGAAAGAGATGAACAGTTTCAAATGGATTTATCATATTATATGGACATAGGTGCTGTTAATTTGGTAGGCATGGATGAAAACGGAGAAGCGGTGTATGAAATTACAGAACTTGCACAAGAGATTGCTCCTGAATTATGGCAAGCTCATGTAGATTATGTTGATCAGTCACTACTGGAATTGTTTGAACAGGGTTTATTGAATATAGAGTATGATGAAAATTTAGAAGCTACTATTCATTTAACAAAAGAAGGTTACGAAGTAGCTAAACAATATGGATTAATTAATTTAGATGAAGAATAAAATTGCCCTTATAGCTCAGCGGATAGAGCGAGGCTCTTCTAAGGCCTGC